GGCTGAGTACTGGGTTTTCTTTCCCAGCAATCGGGAGGTAGTCTTTGCATACTGCAAGGATTTCTTTCGAATGGGAGATTTAACCCCGCCTTACCGCATGAGCCATTGCTTCAAGGGAGAGAGGAGAAGTAAGGATAGTAAACTATCCTTTCCTCAGGTAACAGGAACCCCGGGAGTGCTAAGCACTCAGCGGGCCTTGAAACCCCTTCTCATCATCCCCAGAGATCAAGTCCAATGCTAGACCACCTTAACAGCACCTTCATGAGCCGACGAAGCTACCGTGGTCCACCAAGAAAGTGAACCTACCGATAAACGATCGGGTATCTACTAAAGTCATGAGTAGATCCGAGTCTAGAATAATCCATTCCAAGAAATGGAAATCTAGAGTCGGTCATAATCTCATAACTCAGAGATCCCTTTCGCTTAGATTTCTCAATCAGACGAACTAATTTCAATGAATCCTCCAATATCAACTTCCGTTTAATCGGTTGTCGATAAAAGGTAAGATCACGAATTAATCCATCTAACCGATCTAATCGATCCACTAATCCCTCAAAGTCTAAACTATTGAGGTCGACTAGTTTCACGGAACTTCGATAACGGGTTCCGGGAAAGAATAAATCAGCGAGAATATCTATAGGAATCATTCCGTGCACGTTACCAACCTCGATGATGGACGCCATCTCAGTAAGGTGATCCTTGAGCCGAAGCTCAATATCACGATACCGACTGACGATCTCATCCTCAAGGTAGCCCCGCGCAGCGGCCTGATTTAACGCTAGTAAGCGGCCCAGAGATTGAACATCAATGAGTGGCTTAGCCAAGGGTTTTCCACCCCAGTACTGAGCTACTCACTGTTCCAATACTCCAACTCTAACATTCGCTATGATCCGTCCCCCAACCATACGCAACGGATTCTTGGAATCAACCAAGAAATCAGCTAACGTTTGAAAGGGTATCATACCCCTATTTACTAGGATCCCTGCAAAAGAGATCAAAGAGTAGGAGTAAGACGGTATAGGACCCCATTGCGGCCCCGTGATAGCCCTAAAGGCTCTGAGAGGGTGACGTACGCCACGGCGGGAAATCACATCCGCTGCAACGCACGCACGCCCAACCAGTGAATCAAAACTACGGATCTGTCGTCAGGAAAATGCTGAAACTTCAGCATCCCCGATCGACACCCGTTTAGCAAATTCAATCACCGGACGCTCTGGGGCTATTAGGGATTTTGATATATTACATTTAACATCCAAGGAACCTTCCAGTAAACTTAAATACCGGTCAGCAACTTCTTTGTCAAATATAACTATATCATCCCCTAAAACCTCATAATTCTCATATCACCTTAACCCTCCATATACCTGAAAATTCAAGTACTGTAGGAGGAGATGATGACAGAGATTAAGCATAGCTCATGAAGAGTAAGCACCCATCGGCTGACCAACCGCGTAACGTAAAACCTGGTAATCCCTCTTAGGAGAGGAACCCTCAGGTAATACGTAATCGCGGTCTACCAACAGATTCGCCCACGCCTGACCATACGTGATGCCAGTATCATGACCTGAACACTCAATGTGTCCAAATAATGAATCTAAGATCTTCACCTGCAATTGGATCGGTAAACGATCAGTTGCAGAGGAAAGATCATAACATCACGCATGACCATAGTGGACTGCTTTCGCCTTGGCCCGGAGAAAACCGGCATCCTGGTTATGAGTACTATCATTAGGTAATAACCTAAATAAGTCAAACAACCAGTCATGCAATGGTTTCAATACGGACTGAGTCCATATATCAACCATGGCAAATACACGGATTTTCCCCGCAGCTTCTTCCTTCAATGCCAATTGCCCCAATGGAGTTGGAGAAATGGTATCTCTACCAAACTTCACTCCTGAAAGGGGCACTCAGGCTTTCTTCCTAATAACTTTGACTAGTTCAAACCAGTCATAGTATAAGGAAAATTGCCCAAAATTGGCAAATTGTCAAAAGGCTGTCTTCCCATACCACATGTCCGCATCCATCATAAAGCCAAGTCATGACTGACTGGCTGATGGAGAGGACTTAGTGATATGTTCGAGACCGAGACTCGCTCGCGGTGTGAAGGAGCTCACGAACAGAGAGGTCAGCTGCTTAGAATTTTCTAACAACCAGGCACTCACGCGTGATAACTCCTCCACACTACCTCCGTAGGGTGATGAGATGGTTTCTAACTTTAATTTTCCAGGGACCGAAATTATTCGGTACACCGAGAAAACAGTTAGTCACCATCGAATCACACTAGGAGTGAGCTTCCTTATCGCTTGTCTCTCTCGAAGAGGGATAAACGAAGGGAGTCCACATGTTGCCAGACGCGGCAACGGTAAATCAGGTTCAATCTCTCTCAAAGATGAAAGAGGTTGTCCTCCGATAAACCGTTGTAGGGCGACTGTCAGGGCTTTTAGATACTTGACCACGAAACTAGGTCCATGATGCCGAGTTAATCTCAGCACCATGTCCCCAAATCTGGTTAGGATCACAAGTCTTGATGGAACCTTACGTGCCGGAAATAAGACTCGAGTTCATACTCGGCCATATCTCCGGAGCACGTCCTTGAATTCTTGCGAATTCAGGAGCGATACCATATACGTCTTCTCTGAAGGTGCAAATTTAAGGGCTTTTAAGTCTTTAAATTGCATATTCATGAGGGAGTATATCTTATTGTTCCTACTTTCGTAGGGATAAAAGGTATGAGGTGCCCAACCGCGACTCGCAACCGGCTATTCACAGAAATGTGAGATAGTTGTTGTGGCTAGTCTCTATTCCCCTTCTGGGAAGGCCCTAAGTAATAACTTGGGACCCAGAAGCAATAGAAAGGGTTTCTACTACTTCTCCTTCGGGAGGATAGGAGGTTACC